CGCAATATACTCCACGCCCTCCCACTTGCGCAGAAAATCATGCAGGTGCGGGCTTGCCCCAAGCACCGCTGCGCCGCCCACTATAAAGTAAGTGACTATTCGCTTTTTCATCGTCGCCGCCCAAATATGCGCCTAAATGCACTGCCAATCCAAGTATGCTTTTCTAGAAACTCAGGGATCTTGATTAGTATTAAAAGGGCCACATAAATACCCCACAGCACAAAAACAATCTCTTGCAATGTAAACCCGTAAACCGCAATGCCCGTTGCTGTTGCTATTGTTGCATGCGCCCCATCGCTGACATTCATTCGCCACCTCACCATGTCGCCACCTTTAGAATATTACAGATTATAACACTTTGAACGGCTTTAGCCTTACCACTAGCATACAACGTTGGTCGGGATCGTTGCGTAATAGTTTGTAGCCAAAGTAAAGCTCCAGTGGCCACGAGTATAGACAACACCCGACGCTGCACCTACAACACCAGGGGTGATCGACTTTACGGCTTCTGTAATCTCATTCAATCTCTGCCTCTTTTTGTTTTATTAGTATTTGCTAAACTTAAAGCTACTTGGCGACTAGCACTGCCAGTGAGTTACGCCGGAACGTGAACGAAGTCCCACCCTTGGGAAGTCTGTGATACACCGTCAATAGTCACGCCTGGGGCGGCGGTCGTGTTGAATACGTTCCCGGTCAACACCCCCTTATGTATCTCTACCGATGCAGCCCCACCCATCATCGTATTGCCTGCTGCGGCACATACAGCTCCCGACGTAGCTTTAAACGCCATATCTGGGTGCTGTATGCGGTTACCTACGATATTCAAAGTTGATTCAGAAGTTTCCACCGGATGTCTATAGTCTGCTGGTGTGGGTGGGTTAAATACCATATCGTTACCTTGAACTAAACACCTGGAGCCTCCGCCGCCTGCGTTGCTGTCTACAAAGAGAAAACGCCGCCCTGTGCTATCCACCGAGTTACCTATAACCTTGATGTTGCCGGGCGCTTTCAGCGCAATAAGGTCGCTGAACTCCGCTGCGCACTTGAAAACATTACCAATGACACTTACAACCGCGCCACTAGCATAACTCTCAACACAGCCCACGTACGCTTCGGCAGATCTAGTGATGTCAAAAGTATTATCGAGGATGGCAACTCCTCTCGAATTTGCAGCTCCGCGCAAAGCTATGATGTAGGCTGCCATCGTAGAGGACGAGGCGATGAACGGTGCGTTGGTGAATACGAAGGAATTACCACTAATATGCACCCCGTCCACCGTGGTCATTTCAAGCCAAGAAGACCGAGCCCTTATATCCTGACGGATCACATCTTTGAACTCGTTACCTACTATACGAATGTTCCCCACTCCCGGATTTACGGCGTGGTCGCCTATAGGACGGGGTGGATACGTTGTGACACTGTACTCGTCGGTGTACGGCTTAAACACCGAATTGGTAAGGGTCACATTAGTTGTCCCTATCCCTTGATTCATTAACGGCTCATATTCGGTCCTCTTTTCAGCCCAACCTAATCCACCGTGACCGTCACCCCCCACTTGGATAAACTCGGTGAACAGCCTAGGGTCAGCAGTCCCCTCAATATTACTACCCCGAACGATGATCCCGTCGATAGTGACGTTAGTGCAGCCGTTCAGGTCCAGGAAATGCCCTTTATAAAGGGGCCGTATAAACGTCAGGCTCCTTAATTCGATACCGTCAACGTACACAAAATCGTTATGCCACATGGTCCCGGGTAGGGCTTCAATCGTGCCACGCCCTTCTATGGCCACGTTACTGTAACCTTTGCCGGGGGCGGTGGGATACCAACCCAACAGGACGTACTCCATCTTGAAGTGACACCCTAAGTCGAAATGGAAAGTTATGTTGGATGTGTTAACCTCATAATAGACGCTAGCCATAGTCCACTCACCGGGACCAACATAAACTGTTCCGCTGCCAGCCTCACGAACACACTCGATGGCGAGAATGAACGCATCCTTTACAGACTCAGGGTCGCCTTTTAATGCCCCTAGCCTGTCTATGGGGAATACGTTGTTATCTACAACCATTCTCCACTGGGTACCATCTGTGCCCTCAATAGCGTCTGAACCAGAGTAACCACTACCTGCGTTAACATATAGTCCGCCCCCATAGCCAGTTCCATCATAGTATTCTTTAACATAAACATGCTGCCCATCCACCAGCCCACTCGTATCCAGCGCCTGAAGGTCGGCGATGGTATTGACATAGATAACCGCCCCGCGCACCATTGCCCCCCCCTGTCCGTCTTGAACAGAGCCACCCAACTCCTGCCTAAGCGCCGCATCCCCCACCGCCACAAATAGTCCTTCCTCCGCGCCCCAATCGCCCGTAGTCGTATACGGCAAATCCAGAGACGCGCCAGCGCGGTACAGCTCACCATCACGCCAGAAAATCTGATTGCGCGCTGTTATTTCTAACCCTGGTCCGTAATCACCAATATTCTCGTATCCCGAATTGATCAAGAATTGCTGGAAATCCCGCTCCATACCCCACCACGTTTTACGCGCAACACCGAACCGGTCATCCCATGATTCAGCGGTCCGTGTATTTACGGCTTCGTCAAGGTTCTCAGCATTATCATATAGATCACGCGGGTCTTTACTTCCAATCGGGTTACCAGTGTTATAGGTAGTCATATCATTTAATCCTGTGGCGAATTGTTGTCGTCTGCGTAAACTCGTATATCATAGTTTACCGCACTAATGTTAACAAGGTCTGTGCTTTGCGGGTTAATCTCTGTGATTAGCGCTGGAAAGCACCAATCGTTAACTGTTCCAAAATACACATGGGGCGGCTCCATCTTTAAACTAACTACTGGCCACGGTTTCGGTATATCTGCAATGACGCTGTTTTCAGTCGGACCAGGCGAGGCAGCAAATGGACCGACAACATCGCCTTGCGCATTACGGTATGCAACGACGTGATCTTTGCCATCAATCCATTGTAACGGCTCACTTGTATAAATCAGCGCCTGGCTATCTTGCTCCGATATCGAAACCATGATGGCGGACTGTCCGTAATCCTGGTCCTCGCCCACCAAAGGCACGTAGCTCAGGTACTGGCTGTTTAGCCCGGCAAGCTCGGTCTGAAAAGAGTACTGTTTGCGACGGTATTTCATAGCACGTCGATGACGCATACCAAAGCGCCAAGCCCTTGTACGGTCAGTCACACCGTCTAGTTTTATCTTCTCGACACGTATCCCTTGGTCGCCAGGCAAGCGGCACTGCACGACGCTCTCGACCCAGCCATTGCTGTCTATGTACTCAACTTCTACCCCATCATGGTCATCGTGCTTATGCGGATTTACGGAACGTCGCAACGGCTTAACCATGTTCTGTGGCGAGTACCCCTGCTCCCATACTGTGCGAACATCGTCGCGTACTGGCCTAATCTTGCCGTTTTCCAGCGAGAACTCGGACATGCCTGCGCGTAATGCGGTATCGATTGCCTCTTTTACGTTGGTCTCATCAAATACGTAATCAAAGTACTCGCCACGCGGCTGCCATACGTTAGCAGACAGCCTCGCAAGCTCTTGCATATTGATGGCGTCGTCACCACGGCCTATAGAGTCAACGATATGACGCACGAAATCAGCTACATTGCGCGTTGGCTGTGCCGCTCCTATCGTGCCGTCAGCATTCACTTTGGGCAATATGCGAGTTGCTACCAAGTTGACCCTGTTCTCGGCATTCGAGCCCAACCGCCCACCGCTTCGCATACGGATTGCTATGGTCGTCCAGTCTGGGTATGACGTGCGTGTTGGTAGGCGTGACTTCAGCCCGAACCATTGTATCGTGTCGTTGATTTGCGTGGACGTGGTGACTGACCCCACACGTCGGACTCTGACCTCGGGCCGAATTCCTGGCACACTGATTTGCCATGTGTATCCCACTTGGTTTAACGTTCTCTCGGTATAGGTGCGCATAACTGACGTAAACGCACCCCCAACCGCGGCATCCCGATACTGCACCTCTGTCTTTACAGACCTTGAAACCACGTTACCATTATCTTCTATTCGGCTTAAACCTTGAGGAAAGAAAAAGTCCAATTCGATAGTGTTGGTTACTGCACCAGCAGGGCAGGCAGCTATGGTGCTTGTCCAGTCTCCGTACACGTCGCCACTGATGTAGCGTATCGTTGCAGCTGATGTCATTTCTGGTAGCTGTGCTCCTGAATACGTGACGAAGCTGCCTGACATTCCTGTCAAGGTTCTGTCATTGACAGCCACCGATGTCATAGAGTGGTCACCAGCGGGGACATTGGCTACGGGCTCAGCAGGGGTTGGTGGCGTGTGTTCGTCGCCTGGGTCGCCAAGCGTCCAAAGCTGCAATGAACCCACTCCTGCGCTGTTTAGGCTTACCGACTGCGCTGAGTATGTACCAACCACTGGCCCCGCTGTGAATGTCAGCAGTGTCCCGTTAGAAATAGGCATTAAGTGTGAAAAATCACCTGTGAAAACGTTCGGGTCAAGAAGGGGAAACGTCCCACCACCTGTCACTGCATATGTTTTCGTCAGCGTCAACGTGACCCGTATAACAGTCCCCGGCCCCCACCCCTGTGGGAACGACCCGCTTGACCTTGTAATCGTATTGCCCGAAAACGTATAGCTTGCTGGGTCCGTGTTTGACGTTGCTCCCAGCTCTACGCTCAACTCCAACCCCGCTGTGCCACTTGATGTGCTGCCAACCTCTGCCACACTGTGCCAGTGCTCATGCGCGCTATGTCCTGCGACTGATTGCCCTGGCTCGAATATTTGGTATGACGCGCCCTCACCCAGCGCCCCGATGCGAGTATCACCAATTTTAATATCATGCGGCAATATCTGATAATGACCTGGCCCTACACAAGCCAAGAACTCAACCCACTGCTCACGTGGTGACACAAACCGCCTGCGAGGTGGAGTCAGGTAATCTGGATAACGTATAAAGCGCCCTGCTAACTCTGGGACTACTTGCCCAAGCTTGGCTTCGTTCGCCTTAGCAGACGCAGTTTCTAGCGCTCTACCCTGCCCTGGGTCATGCCGCGATGGCGTTCTTCGTGACGGCATCAACCAGCCAAACAAAAAGTTAAAGACGCGCCCTATGGTCTTAAATACGCCGCCGTGCGGAAGTATCCGTATCTCTACATCATCGCTTCCAGTGACATGCGTGCTGACCCATTCTTCAGGCTCAATATCAACCCCGTTGACGCGCACAACAACTGGCTGTTCGTCATGCTCTGTTAAGTCAATACCCTTTGACGAAAACCAGCCCTCTATCGTGCCCGTCCATTCGTGGGTTTCAATCGGAGCGCCTTCCATCAGGCTTGGGTAGATTCTAATCGTCATAGTAGATAACCTTAGTGTATCGCTGCTCAAACTGGTCAATGCGCGTAAGACATGGCCCAGTTTCAACGTCTGTTTCCAGCACCCACAAGCGCCCGTCAGCTTCGACTACAAGCCCAACATGCACGCATACGCGAGCACGCCAAGCAGTGGCTATTGCTCCTGCTATGGGCGGGGACTCATTAAACATATGGTCAAGGCGCACTTGCTCGCACGCAACGGTTAGCGCTCTTTTGTCTTGCGGGTCGATTTCTGCGTATGACGGCAACAAGTCCTTGCCGAACAGCTCTGCTCTAGCTGTGCGTACGATACCCCAGCAGTCAAACTCATCAGGGCCTCGTCCGTACTTCTTATATCGCGTAAATAGGTACTTGTTAATCATAGGTATTTAATCCCTGGCGCTGTTTCCTCGGTGTAGCGCTGTCTTGGCCATGAGTAGTTAAGGATATCCCAGTATGACGCCTCAAGCTGCGCTTCATCGCCTTCTAACTGTATCCCGCTAATCGTCATGATGTACGGCTGTCTTGCAGGTGCGGACTTGTCGCTTTCCAGGTACTCGCGGTATATCAAAGTTATTGGCGTGCTGCTTTCAAGCGCGGCATCCATGTGCCGTTGAATCAGGCTGTTTAGCCCGCCGATTGAAAACCGTAACGACTGTTGCCCGCTGGTATTGCTGCTAGGTAATGCAACTGATATCGCTGAGGCTGTGAACTCTCGGTACACGCCATCAACGCCCAGCATCTGATTTTCAAACCCCTGCACAGCGCGCACAACAACTGTCGGTGAAAGGTGTATTTCCAGCGTGATTAAAATCAACTCGTCTTCTGGTGCGGATGCGTAAACGGTTCTAAGTATCGTCATGCCTCGGGCCACTCTCGGTTCATCGCGATGTCGAATATAGACATGCCAGCAATAAATTCAGGCACTATGCCCCAGCCTGGCTCAACCAGTGGCCGCTCCCATATCTCAAGCTCTGCGCTGTACCGCCAGTGGTTCGCGCTAATCTGGTCTGGGCCTGTGTACATCTCGGTGAATCGAGCCACGTAAGGCCCGAACCCCAACGGGAATTTAATGTTAATATTGAACCAGCTTGCGCCGTCGTTTATCGCGTCACGGAACCACGCCTCAAACGCCATTGCTTGGGCACTATTAAACACCCAGCTTACCTGAACCATGCTGGGCACACTTGAGAACCTTCGACGCTGAATAGCGCGCCCTGTCGTCATGGTAGTGCGTGAGAATGACTGTACCGTACGTACCGATTTACCTTCTCTTTGAGGGCATGGCAGGCTGCTAGGGAAGTCGATATCAGTTTGTATCATGACCCTACTCTCCTAAGGTTAAACGTCTCTTGCAGCGCTTGGGCGCGTGGTCCTCCGCCTCGTATGTCAGCAACGAACACATCTGCATCAACTTCCTCATCGTCACTTCGGTTTACCTCTACTTGACCCGCACGGTCTCGGTCCTCTATTAAATTGATGTTAACCCTTGGTCCTGCTGACGAATTGCCGCCACCATACCCCATACCTCCTGATGACGGCGCTGACGACCTGCCGCCCACACTACCTGATGCTCCGCCTTGTAGCCCACTTGTGCCACGTGACGATACGCTAGCAGCTTGAGCCAAGCCCGCTGCTGCTGCAATGCCTGCCTGCACTTTACCCATCACGCCAATTTTAGCGGCTACTGGTGGTCCAGCAATCGGGCCAAGCTCTGCTAGAGCTCGCATCTGTGCGGCTGCGGTATTTTGAATAATCTGAGCAACCGCCAAACCCTTATTTAAAGCAATGGATGCAATAGCAGCCGCCTTAGATTCTCCAGAAAGCTGGTCTAAGAACCCGACCGCTTCCTGCAATGCTGCACGACGGGCTTGAGTTTCCATTTGTGCAGCTTTTTCGATTAACGCTAGTCGCTCTGCCTCACCCTTTTCCTGCATCTCTGTCAGCCTGTCTTGATGACGGGCTTCAAGCTCTTCGAGCATCTCCATGTACTCGGCTTCGGTGGGTATAATTCCTTCCTCCCAAAGCTCTTGTAGCTGCTCAAGGTTCTGCTCGTGCTTGAGTATCTCAAGCTCTTGCTCGCTCGCAAGCATCTCGCGGAACATCTCCAATCGCTCAAGCAGGCGCTCACGGATGGCTTCTGTCTCCTTGGCCACATTTTCTGCTGCGCCACCAGCACTAGGCGGTGGTGCAGGTGGTGCCCAAGGGTCGTCTGGGTCGATGTCCTCGCCCGTATCTGGCTCGCCAGCACCTGCACCAGCAAATCTGTCTGTGCTCATTATTTCCGCAATCTTGCGATTTCGCTCGGTTACGGCATCAATTAAGCGGCTCGCGTACTCGTTATCTAACAAGTCAATCTTGGCGCTATCGCCAATGCGACCGATGTCAACGCCTGGGATTTTATTAACTGCATCAATGAGGCTATTAATGCCAGATAGCGCCCCCTCAATCAGGCCGTTAATAGCGCGTATGGCGACGTTAATGCCACCGACAACAGCCGCGCCCATCATGTCACCGAAGTTATTCCATACGAATTTAATATCCTCGTAGGCAGCTACAAAGGAGCTTATGACGGTGTTTGCTGCTGTCTTGGCAATATCAACAACATCAACGCCGATGGCGTCTTTAATCCTGTCTCTAAACTTATATGCAGCGTATCCAGCAGCGACCAGCGCTGCTATAAGCGCACCGATTGGGTTCGCAATAACAGCGGCAGTTAGTGCCCTCATTGCGCCCACGGCCTGCACTCTAACAGCCGTGGCAAAAGCCAGTACGCCGCCTGTCACGCTACCAAGGCCTGCGAGCACCGCTGGGGCATAAAACCCAGCCAGTGCTAAAGTTGCTACACCTATGGCTTCAGCAGCCTGTTTGAAATAATCAATAATCTTGCTGATGTGCGGAGTTATTTTTGCAATGCCTCTTGCTGCGCCCTCTGCAAAGTTTCCCGCCGCTTCTAAAAGCGGCAACAACGCAACCGTTAGCTGCGTGCGGATACCTGCCATGGCTGTGCCAATGCGCGTCCATTGAGTAGTGATGTCCTCTAGCTTAGCTGCTGACGCTTCATCTACAGCAAGCCCATAGCGCTCTACCTCCTGCCTTGCTGCACGAATAGCGTCACCGCCTTGCATGAAAAAGGTGACTGCCTCACGCTGCTGAAAGCCCAGGTTCTGTAAGTGACGCGCTGCTTCTTGCGCGCTCATGCCGCTGTCGCGTATTCTGTCGGCAATCAGTGCCATACGCTCGTCGGCGTCCATCTCAGAAAGTTCTTTCAGGTTTAGGCCAAGCGCTTCAACAGCATGTATCGCTGGGCCAGTGCCCATGGCTGCGGCACCAAGGCGACGGTTCAGTCGGTTGAGCGATGCCTCCATACCGTCGATGCCGTTATCCTCTGCCGCCATTTTGAGCGTACGTAAGCCCGTAATCGTGCCGTTAATCGAGCGTGCGAGCTTTGCTTGGCTGGCGATCAGGTTGGCTTCACTGCGCACCAGCATCGTCAGCGCTCCTGCTGCTGCGGTAAAGGCTGCACCGACCACCGCTAGTCTTTTCGCGACATCAGCAGCAGAACGGCCAACGCCTTTAAGGCCGCCATCGGCTTCTTTTAAGCCCTTATTCAGCCCGCTGGTGTCAGCCCCAATGACAACACGCAGTGCTCCAATAGTCGTTCCTGCTGCCATTTATACGCTCCGTTTTCGTTGCATGAGCTTTTTCATACGCTCAACGTCCTCTGTGGTTAAGCTGCCTGCTAGGTCACGGCTCGGGTCTCTCGGTCGCTTTATCTCATATATGCGCCACCACTCCTGCGGGGAAAGTTTCCAAAACTCACTTGGGGCCATCCCCCACGAGCAAACTGCGATGTCGTAAAAAACACCCCAGTCTACATCGCCGTGATGGCTGGCTACTTCCCCGTGCTGCCCTTTCCCTTTGCTTTTCCCTCCTGCACTGCGGCACTCGGGAAAGCTGCTGTCATTAAGGCTGTTGCCATCTCGCCCACAGCTTCTGCATCTTCGCCTGCAAGCAATTCGGCATACACCTCATCATCAGAAACTTGGGCTCCAGCATAGCGCAGCATGGTGCCAACCATCGTGGCAATGTGAGAAATTGGCGGGTCACCAGCAGCAATACGACTTACCACACGAGATAAAGAAAATTTATTCTCTATCTCGTTGATAAGCTCAAGCGTAGGCTTAATCGTGTATTTCTTGCCGTGCCACTCTAGTGTTACAGTTTTGTATACTGGTGCCATAGATTAAGTCTCCGGTGTGAAAGTCCACTCGCCACTAGACTGCACGGTAGCGCTGAAAGTTACTGCGTCATCGTGCGGTGCGCCTAACTCAAAGTCGCTGATGAAAAAATCACCCGTGATTGAACCAATGCCAGGAATTACCAAGGTATATTCGTTCAAGAAAACGTTGCTAGACGTATCAAGCGCCTGCTTGAGCCAGTCGTCTTGCGTCAAGATGCCCTCGACAGCCATGTCCAAAAACCTGCTTGCAGGCTCGTCCATCAGTTTTCGAAAAGCGCCATCACAATCTTGCGTAATGTCGATGCTCTCACTGCCAATCGTCAGTGTTTTAGTGCGGGCACAAATGCGCGCTCCTGCTTCATCGCCAACATAAAACAAGATGTCACGCCCTGAAAAAGCATTTAAGTCAGCCATTTTGGTAGCTCCTTGTTAATAATCTAAACCGAATAATTCCATGGCGTGTCACGCCGTCTGGGTCCAACATACTATGCTGCCAATCGAAGTTGCACGTTACTGTATAGCCATTGGCTAAAGGCAACTGCACTCGCTGTAGCGCTGCGTAAATCAGCGCCATCACATTTTTTACTTCCTCTCTGCCCTTGTGCACGCTCCACACATGGATGTTAATCAGAGTATCTGCACCTACACCGCAATCGTCATCAAATGGTGTGCTAATATCGTCACCAATAACGACGTAGGGGAATTCAGTTCCTTGCGGCACATTGTCGTAAACGGGCGGCATCCCAGGTGCTTCCGATAACGCTTTATATATCGCTGCCTGAATGTCGCCTTGGTTAAACTCGTTCACCCCACTGCCTGGCACATAGGGGTTGGGCACAACATTGGGGCTAACCACTTTATCCGTCATTTCGCAGCCCTCCTTGTTAGCTCACGCAAGCCACGCTCATAGTTTGGGCGCTCTTGCTCAACCGCTGGCGTCATAAACGGGCGTGCTGCCATGTGTCGTGTGCCCAGCTCCAAATAGGCAGCGTACTCGACGTTTGCCAACACTTCAGCCGAGGTGCTTCCTGACCGCGTGACAGTCAAGCTGTTCACCAGCCGCCCCGTGTCTATGTTCGGTGCGTCGCCTGGGGCTGACGCCGTGTGCGTTTTGTAAAACGGAGTGTACTGCACGTATGTATCACCCATGGACGGTGTGCGGATAAGGTTAATGGCGTTGGTGCGCACATTTTGCGCCGTTCTGTTAACCAACCGCCCCGCCTCCTGCTCAAATTTACTTGATAGCTCGGATAGCGTCTTATTAAGCTCATCTAGCCCCTCTATGCGTAAACTTGTCATGTTGGCACCCCTTGTTCTACTCGTAGCTCAAGCCACTGCCTGCGCTCCTCGATGTCCACAACGCCGCGTATCTGATAGGCTTGGCCCTTGTACCAAATGCGATGCTTTGGCGTTGGTATGGGGCTATAGCGCATATAAACTCTGTGGATTACACCTGCGTTTAGCTTCATCGCTTGCAACTGCTCGTACATGCTTGCGTGCTTCCAGTGGGTGCGCACCCGCATCACTGTTACCCACTGCTCAACTTGTCCGCCCATGGCATCTGGAACAGACTGATACTCTTGTATCTCAATCTGTGTGCGTAGCAAGCCAGCGTACAATTCGCAGCATTTCATAAGCCACCTGCATACCGTTTATGCCCTTGAGCCAGGGCAAAAGCACCTGAGCGCTTGCCTGCTTCGTCAACATCACATGCGCCGCGATGCTCGTACAAAAAACTTGCCAGCATTAGCACGGCTTGCTTGAGCGCCGCTGGTGCTTCCTCGTAGCCAGCCACATACTCGATGACTAGCGGTGCTTCGGGGCCGCTTATAAATACACGCCCATCATCAAAACTATAGTCATGTGCTGTCACGCTAGTCACATCGATAACGGGCCAAGCAGGTAAATCAACCCACCAAGCACCAAGTGCAGGAATAGAGCCTATACCCGTGAAGCCAGACTGCCGTTCTGGGTACCTGTCAGCGCGGTACGTCCAAT